ATCAAACAATTCACCATACTCACCGCACATGTAAAATCTAATGTTAGCACCAAATTTCTTCCTAAACTTTTTCATAAAAAGTTGAAAATCACGATAGTCTAACGACCTATTTCTAGGTAAATATTCATCGTTATACGTTAACGTGATAAAACAATTCTTTTCATGAGACTTCGCTTCATGCAAACATCGCATAGCCCATTGACGGCTACGCTCTAAACGACACCCAACACACTGACCGCAAGGCAGTGATAACGTTCGACTAATGTCGAAGTACCGCCTTTCGCTAAAAACTACCTGTCCATCAACTGTCTGATATGCCGCTATCGGGTGATAGCATGGCAATTACAGTCTCCAACCACCGCGCATTGGATTCATACGCATATTTGGGGCTTTAGTACGCCTTACATTACGCTTAAACATTCCGGCTGACTTTCTCTTATTTACAGGGTTTCTACGTAGCATAACTTCTCCTTGTGGTCTTTGGTGTCACCTAGCACAGTTACATCAAGTAAGTCACTGTGCTTCGGGGGCCTTCGGCTCCCCGACCGGTGTTTCTGAAGGCTCAGAAATGGGCTTGGCAGCCACTAAACCTAGTTTAATGGCTTCTTCACGATTTTCCTCTTTAGCAAGAAAATCGATTAATTCTGCGGGGTCGTTATTAAATCGACTCCGCATCTGGGCTGGCAGCTCCATAAAATCATCTTGGGCTGCCAATACGGCATTTACTGCCGAATGATAGTCCAAAACCCCTGTAAAATCCCCATATTGGGGACTTAATGGTTGTCCCGGTAATTCACCGGTCAACCCAAACTGACGAACAATATAATTTATGTCCGTCTCATCCTTAAAGTTCTGTTGAGCCAAACTCGGGTCTTGACAAGCAAGACCAGTCTCATCAGAAACTTTATCAACATCGTAATTATACGGTGTTCTTAAAAATGGCAATTTACGTTCTTTCATATTCATAGACCTAGTTCCGCCCCAATAAAATTGGTGCGGTTAATGTTTTAACTTCTTACCAAAATCTTCTATATTACGCATATAAGGATTATCTTTAGGAGCACTACTACGTGATTGCTCAAATAACCTCTCTATAAGGCGTTTGAAATCTCTATACCAAAATGGGTCTTGACTTGGAGAAATACCTTTCTCCGCTAAACCACCTAAAGCCTGATTATATCTTGCACTGGCCGCACTTGATTGTGCACTACCTAATTGAGATTCAATTAACGCTTTAATTTGATCTCTATACAACTCGTGTCCTGGCATCTTAGCCAATTCAACTAAATTCTGCGTCCTAGTATAGTTCGCTTGCTCAAGTGTAGCTTTCTCTTGAGCTCTAATTAACTTAGCTTGTGTCTCTAATTGGTAGTTCTGAGCGGCACTTGCAGTTGCTTGCCCTAATACATTCTGTACCGGAGCCATAGCACCTGCTGGACTGCTCGCACCTCCCAATTTCGCACTAAGCATTGGATTTAAGCCTGCAGCAATTAAATCCTTAACCTCACGCTGATGAGCAGAACTGCTCATACGCTCTTGAAACTCCATCTGTGATCTAGCTTGTGACGCTGACGCTTTATTAGCTTCACTAGCACCCAAATATGAACCAACAGCACCAATAGCAGACGGAGCCAAACTTCCCCAACTAAATGGGTCAGACTTACCGGATGAACTAGCAACTAAATCCGGAATGGGGCTTTCTGGAACCCCATGACCCCCCTGATCGTGATCCCAATTAGGAATCAAAGGGGGAATTCCTTGACTACCAAGGAACATATTCCCCGCCGTACTTAAAATAGATCCAAACATATTAGAAATGGTCGATTAAGCCGGGTACAGAGTACATCGGCATAGGACGAGCCATAGTAACATCAAAGAAACTATCAAATAAAAACTGTTGACCGTTTGCAGCTGCACCAACGGCAACAACGCGATCAACTGGTGGTGTATCTTGAATAAACGTATTATTCAAAGTTGGCAAAGAAGTAAACTTCTGAGCCAAATGCCAAGCATCTAACGTACCACTTGTAGTTGATCTAAACAAACCAGTAATCATCGAAGGCTTATAACGATATTCAGCCCAACGTTCTTGATAACCAAAAACGTCATTATCTGCTGAAGTACCTCTAGCATAAATCTCTTTATTAAGAATCGCTTGTTCACCAAGCGTCGCAAATGCTGGAAAATAAAAATCATAACGTGTAGACCTTGACCACATGCGTGGAAGGCCCTGCTGATATGTTAAATCAGCACGAACCGACACTAATCCAATAATTACACCATGTTCTACAAAGCTTTGCGTAAAGCCGTGACCACTTGCGAGTGACGTGCCCATAGCCGCAAGATTACCCAAAACTGTAGAACCTCCAGAAAGATTGGTCGCACTTGTCTGGGCAATAGGATTGATATTAACAACAGTGGAACCGCCACCAAGATACTCAGGACGCTGCAAACGAGCGTCTGGACTAATAACTCCAAAATGAGAGCGAATAATTTCAGTATAACGTGTACCTCCACGAGCATCCCTTTCCAAAAGTTTTTGAATCTGAAATGATTGACGCAACTGATTAATCGTAGCTGCAGTCGCAGCTGACAAATCTGCATACAAATTAGAAGCATTATTCATTGCTCCTGTATAAGTATTGGCAGTATTTCCATACGCCCAATTATTACCTGTAGTAGTACCATCACCAACGACTAACTTTCCATCAAAATTAGTGCCAGCGTAAATATTTGTACCATATTTAATCGGAGCAGTGGTACCTAAAGGCAATGTAACAGAAGCACCCTTCTGTGGCCAAGGTAACGCACTAGTAAAATAATCATGACGTTTTCCACGTCTTAACAAAGCATAATCAGTATATGTATCTGGACCGTCACCTTTGTGAACGGTCACAGAGTTCTGCATATTCTGATCTCTAAACCATTCGTTATAAATTAAATTATAAGCACGAGGCCAAAAAGCACACACAGTAACAGTATTACCAGACCCTACTTGACCAACGGTAGGTAAACCCATGTAATCATACAAACCGCCTGTAGGGAACCCGTTAGCGGGGCTAACAATCTGTGGAACAGTATAAGAAATGGAATCACCTGGATCGTCTTGCTCTCCCATAAACTTCTGCCAATTATTCCAAATCAAACGATTGGGCACAAAGAAAAAGAAACTATCCATATGCATGTTATCCATGATTGGATATAAGGGCGTAGCCAAACGGGCAAATGCCGTCATCTTTAAGTTAAACGTATCGCCTGGTAGTACTTCGTCAACATACACAGGAATCAAATAGCCTGCATCAAAAGTGGTCTTATGGGTCTTTTGTGCTTTGAACTTACTGCGGGGAATATCCGCTTTAGGAATCATTGCAAACTGATGCACATCTACCGAGCGATTACGAAACATACTATCTCCTTAAGAATTACTTAATTTTTACATCTTTGCCACGAACAATTACAGTAGGGTTATCCCTAATCTGATACTTACCTGTACTGTCATCAAAAACACCTAAATCATACAAATCAAAATCATCAGGATGATTAAACAACTGATTATCCTTATCTTCACGATTTACTTCATCAGTAAACGATCTAATAGCAACTCCCAATGATTGCAAATACATTGGTCGACCGAACGCTTCAGCTGCTGTATCTCTAACACTAACAATTACTGAAATCATAACTACTCCTAAATTAACTCACGTTTTAATAACTTCAACCGAGCCTTAGTTATTTGCTCTTTTACCAATAACCTGGCATCGGTATTATCTTCAAAGTTCGCTTTACCTAAATCTATACGCTTTTGCTGAACTTCTTCCCATTCAAATGGTGATTCCTTAGCGTATTTCAAGTCATAATATTTAGGAGGCCTAACTTTTTTTCCATTAATAACAACATAATCATGAGGATAAACATCACTACGAAATCTCTTATACCATTCATAACCAATTCCAGGCTTTAATGACATCTTATTAAATTCCGGCTTTTTCTCTAAAATCTCACCCGTTTCCAAATCCGTAAACTTGTAATGCATATCATGTTTACCTTGACCAGTTACTTTCTTCATAATATATCTAGCAACATATGCTGCTGATTCAAAATTCACGTCTCCAACAGACGAAAAGCCATACTTCCATAATTTTTCAAGCTCTGAGGATCTATAAAGCTTACTACCACTGCCCGTGGTTTTGAGGTACTTTCTATCTGAAAAATCAAATCCGAAAATGCAGGCATGGAAGTGAGGTCTATCAAACAATTCACCATACTCACCGCACATGTAAAATCTAATGTTAGCACCAAATTTCTTCCTAAACTTTTTCATAAAAAGTTGAAAATCACGATAATCTAACGACCTATTTCTAGGTAAATGTTCATCGTTATACGTTAACGTGATAAAACAATTCTTTTCATGAAGCTTTGCTTCATGTAAACATCGCATAGCCCACTGACGGCTACGCTCTAAACGACACCCAACACATTGACCGCAAGGCAATGATAACGTTCGACTAATGTCGAAATATCGCCTTTCGCTAAAAACAACCTGACCATCAACTGTCTGATATGCCGCTATCGGGTGATAGCATGGCAATTACAGCCTCCAACCACCACGCATGGGATTCAAACGCATATTTGGGGCTTTTGTACGCTTTACATTACGTTTAAAGCTTCTTGCTGACATTCTCTTATTTACAGGTTTTCTACGTAGCATAACTTCTCCTTGTGGTCTTTGGTGTCACCTAGCACAGTTACATCAAGTAATTCACTGTGCTTCGGTGGGCTTCGCCTCACCGATCGGTGTTTCTGGTTCAGAAATGGGCTTGGCAGCAACTAAGCCAAGCTTAATTGCTTCTTCACGATTTTCCTCTAATTCAAGAAAATCGATTAATTCTGCGGGATCGTTATTAAAACGACTCCGCAATTGGGCTGGCAGCTCCATAAAATCATCTTGGGCTGCCAATACGGCATTTACTGCCGAATGATAGTCCAAAACCCCTGTAAAATCCCCATATTGGGGACTCAAAGGCTTACCGGGTAATTCACCGGTTAATCCAAATTGACGAACAATATAATTAATATCACATTCGTCTTTAAAATTCTGTTGAGCCAATGTAGGCTCGGGGCATGAAAGCCCAGTCTCATCAGATACTTTATCTCCGTCATAATTATACGGAGTCCTTAAAAATGGCACTTTACGTTCTTTCATTTAATAACCATAAGTAGATTGTTGAAAAGTCGGTGTACCGCCATAACTACCAACAGTAGTACGCTTAGTTGGTATTCTTAACCCAACTGACGCTGCTGAATTTAATATACCACCTGCAGTTTTAACTGCAGGATCTAACATTCCAGTCATTTGTGCATATCTACCCCGATTAACAGATTCGGGTAATGTCGCTGCTGAATGTAATGACTGACTAG